AAACTCTGGAGCACGGCGGGGTCCCCCCGCTCGTGCGCGTCGTGCGCCTCAGGGACGTAATCAGCAGTCCGCTGATAAGTCCACAGGCCAAATTGTCCGCGCGCGGAATCCTATCCCGCGTGGACTGTCTCCTAACCATCATTTCAACGCTTTTGGAACACAGATTCCTCAGGCTTTAGCTTTCAGTGTAGGACCGGCTACCCAGGTGAGTGGAGCATACCGCTTCCCTCTAGCCTTGCAGCCAGCCGACACTTTAACATTGTTAGCCTTTCAGCCTGGATCTGGAGCTCACCAAGCCCTCATCGTCAAATCTGACGGTACGGGGCCCTCTGGTTGGTCTCCAGTGAGTGCACCGTCGATCACTAGCACGGGTATAGATACCGTTACTGGTCCATCGGCGTCCTCACCTGATAAAATCATGTGTTCCCGTGGCTCTCTTCGAATACGCAATCTTACACCGGCCGGTGAAGTTGCTGGTGCTGTTCATATCTTGCGTGTATCAACTGGAATGCCTTCATTCTACGCTGATCCCGCAGAAGCACCAACTATCGGAGAGATGATCTTGCAGCATAAAGACACAGTTACCATGTCTGGCTCTTCTCTTACGGAGACCCATCAATGGGATTGTATACCTGTATCTCAAGACAAGTACCACGAATTTGTTTCGCCTTATCCAGCTACGAGTGCACTGAATGATCCTGGACTCTCAACTATCTTAGTATTGTTTGAGCATCCAAATCCAATGCAGCACTACGAGCTGTCAATGGCCGCCACTTACTATGCCAGGTATCGGCACTCCGGTCCTTTGGCAAATGCTTCCGCTCCTCCTCCTGTAGCTCCTCTTCCCATGATAAATCGGGTACGAGGTATAGCTGAGGCGATTGGAAGTATGGGCACCCCTCTACTCCAGAAGGGTATGGCCATGGCGAGACGTGAAATAGAGAGAGCAGTTCCTGGTATGTTGGGCAACTTGGTACGTCAGAATGCAGGCTTCCCTGCTCTGGCGAATGCCCGGCTCTTGCCGATTGCTCTCTAGGTTAGGTCTTCGTGACAGCACCCCCATCGAAGGCATATCTCTTCCGCTTGTAACAGAGTGTCGAAGACCCTGTGCCTAGTGTACTGGTGGTATTCATCAGAGATAATGTAGGGTGATACTGTTCCGCCACAAAAGCTTCGCTAGCTTAGCACAGAACCATATACGTAGAGCCTCACGGACAGCGTCAAGCTGCCGAAGAGCTACCAATGTATGGGTGCCATGGAAAAAGCATGAGCGGGTGTGTTGCTGTGACAGGAGGTCACGCAGAGCATCTGCGATGTGGCATTTGGGACTTTATTTACACTGCGTTATTTCTGGAGGG